TGCTTCCTTTACCCCTGTTAGTATCTTTCCCATCCAAGATCTGAATGGAATCCATGATAGCATTGTAAATCGCTTTTTCTTGACAGAACTTTTCGGTTGTATCAAGTAACCAGCCAAGTTGTTGTTCTGTTTTGTCATTGGAGATCTCCCTCAACAACTCCAATGATTTATTTAGTTCGCCTTCAGATAATTTAGTCGAGGCGTTGAGACTGATCTCCAACGCTGCTGTTTGAGGCAGACTGTTATACTTCAGAATGAAGTTTTTTACTTCTTCGAACAGTTTTCTTTCGTGGCTTTCGGTTAGATACTCGCTCTTTAGGAACGGGAGGGATTTCCTCATGAAGGCTTCGTTCCGAATCAAATTCGAAAGTATCAGTGTTTCTGTTTTCATCGTTTTCCTTCGCGTGCTCTAAGGATCCAACTAGTATACTACGAAAAATGGCTGCAGTAAAGTCTTGGAACCTTTTTGTTTCAGTGTTACATAAATTTGGATTTGCAATAACATCAATGTCATATGCCATTTGATTATCTGTTGTCATATGAATCTTTGAGTATTCAACAATGACTCCAGGAAATTTCTTGAGTATGCGTACTGATATTTCGTCTTTGTTTGACAAGTCAAGCATGAATTCGTAGTGCTCATCCAACACTACGAAATTCTTTGCTTTCCAGAACTGCAATTTTGCAAGTAATTCGTTAAACATCTTCTTCCTCGATTAGATTTGCGGTGTTTGAAATTGCTGAACTAAATTGATAGTTATTGCGCACCCACTCTTTGAAAGATGCATCAGCAAGAATACTATTCCAGAACTCATCGCACTCAGTATCAGAAGCACGCCACTTTTTACCTTCAACCTCACCTGTCTCAGTATTTACTTTTGCATACCAGCCTATATTTGGTTTAGTTACATGACCAGACTCAAGTGCCATATCCAAAAGACCACTGTACTTACTAATGCCACCATCGAAACGAACAGTGACAGGGATACGGGCTTTTTCGCGAACATAACGAGACTTCTCCACATTGATGATAAAGTTATATCCAATTAGATCAGTACCATCCTTTTCCTGCTGACGACCGAGAATATAGATGTTGTCTGCTGAATAATAGGAACCTGTTCCGCCACCGACAATATCCTTGGGAAACATACCAATTTCTTTATAGGTATGATTGACTACAACCATCGGAATGTCCTTCAGGGTGAGGTGTGGTGTCACCATACGGAACAGGGATTTGATTTGCTTTGCACGAGTCATATCACCAACAGACTTTTGCTCAAGCGCATCTTCAACTTCTTTCTTTGAGGCGAGATTACCAATTGAATCAACAACAATCATCACTCGCTCACCACGTTCAATCTGACCAAGTTGATTCATGATATCAAACTTCAACTGCTCAACATCAGTAACTGGAGTGTGAACAACGCGATCAGTATCAATATCAAACGAAGTGAAATAATTTTGTGGAGTACCAAACTCAGAATCATAAAAAAGAACAACAGCGTCTGGATACTTTTCTTGATATGCTTTGACCATCAAGAGACTGAATGCAGTCTTGAAGTGTTTGGAAGGACCAGCCCACATTGTAAGACCAGGAGTGAAACCACCGTCCAGATCGCCAGAGAATGCAACATTGACAACAGGAATATGAGTTTGAATCATGTCCTTTGCTGCAAAGAACTTAGAATGTGCAAGAATTGCTGTATCAGCAATTGTAGAATTTTTCTTTAGTTTATCAAGTAGACTCATTTGTATTCTCCATTTGGATATATTGTATTGTAACGTATTTCATGCGAAAAAGCAATCCAGCGACTCAATTTTCTCAGACTGCCAATTGATAGATGAAAGAATAATATCAAGTGGCTCAAGAAATGATTTATCAAACTGCGTATCATAATCAATAAATTGTTGCGCATCAAATTGTTTTGGCAATTCTGATATAAATGCAAGAGTATTGTTGTTGAATGTATTTGGTTGTTTTAGATAGATAAATTTTATTTTTTCGCCTTCCTGAATCAATTGATATCGTTTGGTGAGTTTGTGTGCCTTCAGGAAATGATTAAACACAAGTGCACCCTTTACATGAATTGGTGTACCCTTACGAAAAATACTTGCAGGGTCAGCATATTCACTTAATCCATTAACGCTTCGTGGAAATGCAATTGCATCAATCGGAAGTTTCTTGAACTCAGCACGAAATTCCTCAATGAATTTATGCAGATCATCTTGAGTTTGAGTCATGATGATATTGATTGCTTCCTTAATCTTCGTGCGACATGCACCAGGAGTTGAAGACTTAACAGCCTCAAGACCCATAATCTTGAGTTTAGGTTTAGCATACGCAACACCTTCACTATCATGAACGTTCAGAATATATCGCTTCTTAGCAGTCCAGATTGCTTTATCAGCAAGAGACTCTCGCTTCATTTCCATACGCTGTTGATAAGCATTTACCCATTCAGCAAGTTCCTGATAAGATGCATCAATAAATGGTTGGAACTTTTGCTCGCATACCTTATTCATGAACTTAATTACTTTCTTTGTATCAGTTACGTTTGGATAAAGTTTGTCAACTAATGGACCCATGTTTAGATAAATTGAATCTGTATCAGAGGCAATAACATAGTCAACATTCTCTGATTTGAGGAGTTCATTCATATATTCGTTGATCTTCTTTTCAATCCAACGAATAGATAACTGACCTGCTGTAGTAATGCCTTCAGCGATACGAGTATCAAAGAAGCGGAAGTATTGATTGCCCATTGCACCGTAAGCAGAGTTCAGCGTGACCTTTTTAGCCAACTGAAGATTGTTATATCGCGCGACTTGTTTCTCAAGATACTCAACCTGATTCTTATCTTCAAGAACAGTCTCGATCTTCTTCTTGGCTTCAATTGCCAACTTCTTATAGCGTGTACGATCTTTGTACATACTATCCATAATCTCAGGCATCAAACCTTGCTTCTTCACGTTGAAGAACTGACAGTTAGGAGTTATAGTCACACCAACATTTTTTAGATAATCTAAACGAACCTGCTGATGCAGCATGTTCTCAACGCTAACCTTGCCCTCACGAACTGTGTTGCGCATCTCAATAGAATGTTTAGTTGGCTCAACCAACGTTTCCATCGAGATGTTATATTGCATAATCAAGTGAGGATACAAACTGTTTAAGTCAAACGAAACTACCCAGTTATGCATACCAAGAATCGGATCCTTAACGTATGCACCTTCATACTGTGTTTTCTTTTCGCCAGCCCTCATCTGAGGAATTACAATATTCTTTTTCTTTAGATGATTATAAACAATGGCGTCCCACATGCGCACCTGCGTGAACACATCGTCATAGTTTACGCGATTGTCATACGCAAGAGTCAAAGCCAACTCAATCAACTTCATTTTATCTTCAAGTTTCTCAACAAGTTCAACGTCCTTGATGTTATACTCAATGAACTTTTGATAATCGTATTTGTAGAGTTGGTGTAGTGTTTCGAATTCAGAATAATCTAATTTCTTTTCACCCAATTCAACATGAGCAATATGATCAAGACGATATGATTCTTGTTGAGTGTATGTAAACTTGCGATAAAGTTCGATGTAGTCAAGAGTCGCAATACCATTCAAGTCATAAACTTGATGGTCACGATTCATAATGAATGCTTCACGAGCAGACAATCGATTCCAAGGCGATAGTTTTCTTGCCTCATCTTCGCCAAACAGTTTGGTGATACGATTTACAAGGTATGGGATATCGAAGAATTTGACGTTCCATCCTGAGATGACATCGGGATAGAACCTTGTCCATAAGTCCATGAATCTTTTGATGAGATCGAATTCATCTCGGCACTTTGCATAATGCACATCGTCACGGTGCTTGATATAATCGCCGATACCAAATACAAAATAATTACCTTTAATTTTGAGTGTGATTGCAGTGATTTCTTCGTTAGCGTCTCTTGGCTCGGGAAATCCGTTCTCGGATCCAACTTCGATATCAAGATAGGCAGTAAGAATTTTACTAGCATCCCAAAGAATATCGTCAGGATACTCATCAGCAATATAAGCGTACTCATAGCGATTATTGCCAAAAACAGGAAAATTGTCGACGCTTTTATATCTCTCCAGAAACTCGCGGCATTCAGAAATTGTTCCTGGCTGAATGGGCTTTACTGGTTCACCAGCCAGTGTGGTGAACTCGGATTGTTCTTGTGACAAAAGAAAAAAGGTCGGGCGATACTCGACTTTTCGCCTGACTCTTTTTCCATTCTCGACACTTCGCAGTAGGATATATTTTCCAGAGACTGCGATGTTCGTATAAAAATCGGACATATTACCCTGTGATCAATTGCTTCGGAGGCACGACAATTCCTGCGCCGAAGATTTGATTATACCCGTTTTTCACTTCCTCGGCAACATTTGAGACACAAATGATCTTGTCTTTGTTGACTGTAAATGGACCATCAGCAGCATGCATCCAAGGCATGAAGCCAAGAGCAGCACCACCAGTTTGCTGCGAACGCTGAAGAACGCATGCTACTGGATTTTTAAATGTAATAGAGGATTTATTCTCCTCTGTAATTTCTACTGCTAATTCCTCGCCACTTACGAGTTTGATTGCTTTGATTTCTGACATGTTGTCTGTCCTTTGTATATTTTTGTATAAACTCTTTGTCTTTTAGACTTTGAGGCATTTCGTTTCTATAGAAAATATCGTTTGCTAAAGTCCATGTGTCTCTACCGACTTTCAGCATCCAACCATTGAATTGTTTTATTTCGAGTCCCCTTTCTTTAAAGAAATCTCGAAGTTCACTCAAGGTGTTCATGCAGTTTCATTTGTTGCATCATTCGACTGGCGTTTCATTTTGAAGCCAACATGACTTGCATGTGCTTGAATGAATTGTTTTTTAATTGCACCACGAGAATGCTCATTGCCAGTCCAACCATTGACTTGACCCATAATAAGCATGCGCTTAATGGAACGTGGAAGTTTTGCACTAAAAAAATCTGATCGATTAGCCATAAATTACCTCTTTGCGTAAGCCTTACACCAACCATTGGCGTTTACAAGTCTGTTTTGAAAGATAGCGCAAGGAACATTTTTTTCACCAGTGTTTTTAGCCAAAGCGCAATTAGAACAGACTGCTCCTGGCTTTGGGGTTTTCTCAACATATCCAATCGCCTTTGCTGCTGGTTCATTTGGATTTACAATTTTTGATGGAGTAGAAGCGAATACTGAACCTGCTGCAAGAACTAATGGTAAACTTAAAATTTTTCTACGATTAACCATTTAATAACTCCTCACATTTTTTAATAAATCGTTCGTTTTGTCCTGGATGAAAACTTTGGTACATATGCCAGAACATATCAAGACCCTCTTGACCAAATGTCGTACCAATACCATACTTTGGCATACCATCAGCAAGATCCCAATATGGTTTAGAATCTTTTGGTTCCCAATCCATACGAATTGGCGCAGCATCGTAACGCAATGGCATAATTATCTCAATAGGAATATTATTCTCTCTTGCTTTAAAAGTCAATTCTTCAGCCACATCACCACGATAATTCGGAGAAAAGGATGGACTGCCTAATTTGCGATACATCTCAATCGTGAACGTTACATTATGAGGCGCACAGAATACGTGTTGATCGTTTTGAATATGATTGCTTCGTTGAGCATCACCTATTAATGTTCCGCTATATGCTTTGTCGAAAAAATAATTTAAAACATCACTGTTCAACGGCAAGCAATCAATATCTAAGAACATAATTGCATCATGTTCCTTTTCCTGCAATAGATCCACTAATTTATCCATCGTGTATCCTGGAGGTGCTTCAGTGTAAACTTGATAGTGTGGAATTTTAGAAGTATTATATTTTTCTACGACTTTCTTTTGTAGTTCTAGAATTTTAGGGTCAATATTCTTCATGAAGATTGACGCAATACAAGGTTTCATATTATTCTCCAATATTATCAGTGATAGTGCACCACATTTCTTTAGTTGGTTCTTGCTCAGGTAAGAAAAAAGAATATGGTTTTTCGCACACTGCTATGTAGTAACCATTCCACCAATCTGTATCATAATGTTTTTCTTTGCCAATCATCTTCACTTCAGAAAAAATTTCCCATTCTTTATGGACTTTAACATAAGAGGACTCGAATCCCAAACGAGTGCCTTCGCGGACTATCTCATCATTCCAATCATCAACAATGTATATAAACACATCGGCAAGATTATTCAAATAGTAAGTGATTGCTTTGGTGTGATCTTCTTTTGTATGACCTGCGTCGAAAAGATAGGTATCAATTTCTCGAATATCAAACTTATCAGGAAACAACAAATCAAAACAATCACCTTGAATACATGTAAAATCTTTGATATTATTTTTTTTACAATTTTCGAGAAAATGTACGAACAATCCATTTTTTATATTGATGCCATGATACTTGACATCAATTTTCATATCCATTTCCCAACTATCATTTGCAGAAAAAGAATCAATTACGGTCGCTGTATTCGGTTTGTTACCATACAGTGCATTTATAAAAGTTGATCCAGTGAATGTTCCAACCTCAAGATAGTTAGTATCTCTTTTAATAAGTTCGTTCAAAAGAATACGAATTTTTTTGCTGGACAATCCCCTCAATTCAACTAATTGTTGATCTGTAAGTTTTGTATGCTCTTTGTTTGCAAGAAATAGAGCAGTTTCAACACGATCAATTAGTTTGCTGACTTGGCTCATTTGGTCTTATCCAAAGAAATTTATCGTGACTTAAAGTTTGCACTTCACCCAGAGCATCTTCAACTGCTTCTTTAATTGGAACATGAAACCAATCATCGCCCAGCAAATATCCACCTGGACGAACAAGATCCTTATAAAGAGTTAGATCTGCAAATACTGAATCATAATCATGACCTGCATCGATGTAAATCAGATCTGCTTGAACATTCCAATGCTTTAGGCATAAAGCACCATTCACAGAATCGATTGGGAATGGAGTGATGTGATTCGTGAGATTAGTATGAATCACATTAGAAAGAAACTGTTCGTAAATATGAGCGCGACCATGAATCTTCTGACTAGGCGCCAGAAATTCTGGCATTGTAGTGAAGAATTCCCATGAACCAAGAAATGTGTCAATGCAGACAATTTCAAAGTCGTTATAACCCTCTTCAATGCAAGTTTTTGCCATGAAAAGAGCAGAGCACCCTTTCCATGTTCCAACTTCAATGATGCGTTTAGGTTTTAATTCTTGAATGCATTTCAGAAAGGCAGGTGAGGTGCTTGCCCATCCTTGAATGTCTTGCTTTCTTGGAACAAAGTCGGCATAAGGATCATGCCCTTTGTGTATTAAATTTCTTATTCTTTCCATGGCAGTTTCCCGTTGTGACGTTCGAGCATTCTTTGATTCCCTTGAATAAAGAAGTTGGCTTGAACTGATAAACCCGTATTGCCAACGCGATATTTTACTGTATAGTCGCGTGTGCAGTCAAACTTTAATTTGTTGTTTGGATGCATAAGAACAGCCGCAATCGCTCGATCGATTTCCATCTGACCTGGTTCTCGGAATTTGCGATACCAAACTGGTGTAATAGAAACGGCATGTTCTTTCTTCACGAAGTAGCAATTCACATCAACAAAGAAGTCCTGTGGATGTAGAATGCTTGTCCACATGCCCAAACTTTCACAGTCATCTTGACATAGAATCTGACTGTCTTTGTCAATAATCTTACGGAAAGAATATGCCCAATCTAGATTTTTTTCTTGCACTAACTTAACAAGACTCTCAACATGATTTGGAGAGAGCATGTTGTCATCGTCTAACCAAATATGATAATCGCCGTCTGCGAAATAAGTAGCAGCACCATACACACGATGACCATTGTAACGATTAGTGCCTGTGGCATAGGGTAGAATGCAAACATGTTCATTCTTACCATTAGGAAATTCTGCAGCCTTTAGAATTGAATCTGCCTTTTCCCATCGTTCTTTGCCATCGACCACAACAATGTGTTCAATGTTCTCATATGTCTGCGTTCGAACAGACTCAATGCATTCAGCAAGATAAGAATTGCCCGTTGTGGGTGTGATGATTGATACTTTCACAATTAATCCCAAAGATTCTCATAGTATCTACCGAACAAACGAAAAGCATTCTTCTTGCGAGCATAGTATGCTTTCATCTTCACATCGTCATAGACACCTTCGCGAACTATTATCATCTCGCTCCATTCTTTACCTTCTGCCTTTACCCATTTATATTTTGGCTTCTTGATGCAGAAGTCTGGGTCGCGATCTTTGGCAAGTTCACCAAAGACCCAGATCATTTCTTTCATGATCCAATCCCAACGCTTGAAGTGAAACTCGTCCACGTCATAGTCTTCTTCTTTTGGTTTGGCATTAGTTGAACGAAGATGCTCAGGCACATCTTCGTCATCG